CTCGAGCTTCGGCTCTTGACATTTAACTCCACTGTTTGTGGTATGCTAGGGGGGGTGGTCGAATGACCCTCACCTTAGCACGCTATTCAAAGCAAACAGTCCTCATGTACACACACGGGCCCCCCGCGGGGGCCCAGCAACAACTTATCGAAAGATCGACGAGCTTAGGCAACATGCCAAAGCGACCGTCCGTCTGGCCAGTCCGTCCCCACGTGGGGCGGTGTGCCGTCAACTTCTTAGATATAAACAACAACGACATTATAAAAACACACATTCCAAGCAATCTCAATCCATTTCCACAGAATCGATGAACCTGAGCCTAGACTCACGCTCTTTCATCGTGATTAACTCCTCCCGCACAGGCCGGTCGGGAATTGTAAAATCATTGAATTTCTGTGGATCACCCATCGCATATTCATCATAGATCTTGTTCGAGTAGAACGCAACACGCTGGCTCCAGGGCGTCTGCCCAGGCCGGTACGTGTCCAGCTCTACTCCCTCGATCCCCTCCTCACCCAGGACAGTTCCGTCAAGAAGACGGACGTCCAATTTTGGGCCAAGAGGACGACCAACCCGACCCTTTTTGGGGTCCCAGAGTCGTCGATTGATGTTTAACGCGCGACCGCCGCCCTTTTCGGCGGGGTCGTAGTCAACTAATGTAGCAAGTGTCACTCCTTTAGTGAGTAACAAATTGATGGACTCACGTCCAACAAACTTCTTCATACGTATGACAGATGGGTCCGTCTCACTGTGAAAGTTACGCGTATATCCCTTCACTTGCCTCGTGGCAAGTGTTCGGACCTTCCAGTCAACCATTTTGGCTGGTGAAAGGTTCACGGGTTTTTCGCGTTTCCAATCGAGTATGATCGCGCGAGCGATCTTAAGGTCTAGAGCAGAATGCTCAGACCCCTCGAGGAGAGGCAAGCCTAATCCACCGAGCCATCGAGGCATGGTGTATGGCAGCCGACTCTCCCGCAGGAGTTTTTTGTGGTGTACCATCATCCACCGGATACTTTCGTCCAACAAACGAGGAGGGCCATCTCTTTCGATTTGGCTGACAGCCGCGCAAAACGCGACTAGTCTCTCCTCCGTGGACATAGAACCGATGGTGAACTTCTCATGCAGTCCTTGCATGATCCCGAAGTTAAACAGCTTAGCCTTGCTAATACTGTGAAACCTCTGGACTGGAGTTGGTACCCCACCCCTGGTGACAATCTCGTGATACGGAACAGGAACTACGTTCCTGAAGTACATCCGAGAGTTGATAGTGTAGAAAACGTCGGAGACATACGTCTTTCCAACGCTTTCCTTCAAGCCCGCGACAGCGGTGATCTTTTTCCAAAGATCGTAGACCTTCTGAGGTCCCTTGAATACACAATCGTCACCATTAATTAACAAACGAGCATCTTTCGCTTTGATGGTAGCCCCCTGGGCTACTTCCAGTGCCCAACGGCACATGGCGAAATTGATAATACACAAGATTACAAAGGAGATGGTTGAACCCATTAGCTGACCAGCTACTTGAGGTTTCGCTTCTTCTTTTGCACCACCTTCGCGTGGTATCCCGCTCTCAATCCTATGTTGAGTCAGACCTTCAAAAAAGATCTGTCTCTCCATAGCATCGAGACCGAGAACGTTCGACAGTGTGTCGACGGCAGCTTCCGAGCCCCACTTGCGTATTTCGTTTGTCGCAGCCTTATAATCCCCGCTCACATACACCTCACCTTTTTTAATGGTGAGGCCGAGCACTTCCTCGCATTTTTCGACCGTGTCCACCTCGCCAATAAAGGCAAATTGTGGGAACGATCGGAGCGTGCGAAAAATCTTCCGCCTCATGCTTTGCATGAAGTGGTAGTGGATGGGGGGCCCCTTCGAAATGATCCGAATCTTCAGGGGCTCAAAGAGACCTACCAAACTCACTGTAGTTGGTTCTCTCAAGGCTTTTTGCTTCAATGTGGCGTATACGGCGCTTAAGACGTCATCGAACTCTCTGTAGTCGATGACAAGACCTTTTTGGTCAGTCTCTCGCTCCTCAACGTCACCCTCAAATCCCGTCTCCGGCGTGGAGCGCTCTCGTAGCGCGTCCAATTCTGCCGGTAGTCGAGACTCATCTCCCAGTATCCTTTTACCATCTTGATCAAAGATGTGGATATAGCCACCCTCCTTTTGGAATTCGGCTATGGCCTCCATTATCACACCCACTCCGCCGCCTTCGGCGGCTTTCGCGGTGTAATTGGCCTTACTGGAAGGAAAGATCCCCTGTAACTTCTCCTCAACGGAAAAGTCTACACCTTCAAACAATTCCCGAACAGTTCGTTGAATCTGTTCCTGGACGGTCTGCTCCGAGAGCATCGTCTGGTATTTGTTAGTCCGGGTCTCACCCTTGCTATCTTCATCGAAATCGCCCCAGTCCCCAATGGGTTCTAGGTCGATCTCTCCATTCCAACGATCCTCCGGGGTTGTCAGTTTGGTGAAGGTAGCTTCAAGCTCCGCGATGCGATCTTCCTCCTCGAGTTGAGGGAAAGCGCTTTTGCACGAGAGCAAGGTTGAGAAAAACTCACTGGCCTGCAGACGACTATCGTTAGTCGCTGTGGGTTCCAAGAATTTCCAGAGTTTCTTCTTCGACTTGAACCATCGAAATACACGACCACCAATCAAAGCGTCAGGACGATCCTGTTCGCTGACCCCACCCGGCGGGGGGGGGAGATTGGTCTGGTCTAAGTGAGCTGCCGTAAAGGCGGCCAACTTGTACTTGATGTACTTGTTCCATGGGATGGAGCCACTGTGCTCGATCCATGTTTGAACAGTCGAAGTCAACAGAGTCTGGAGGTAAGGCGCCTCTGACTCAAAGCCTGATTTTTCGAAGCAATTTAATATTACAACAAAACATTCAGAAAAGCGGAGAGTTCGCAACTCATCCCCTTCTGAAAGGGCTTTTGGAACTTGCCAAGACTTTACGGTCTTGTTCCAAATCCCGGGGAGCATCGTGCTCCCGACCGCCACTCCGGCGGTCTGGTTTTGCTTGCCGGCCTCAAGGTCCGGAACGTGCGCACCGGCGCGCACGGAATGGTGTTTTTTGGTCTTCTCGCTTGAGTTGACCTGTCCCGCTCGAGTCTGAGCGGTTTGTTGTTTTTTCCCCTTCGTGGGGACCACCTTCGAGGTGGAGTTGTTGCCTTTTGTGTGTGTAATCCCGGAGACCGAAGTCCCGGACGGAGTACCAATACTACCAAGGCCCTTACTGTGGTGCGTTTTCGAACGTGCCATTCTGTTAAGG